AAGAGAATTTGATTACATCCGCGGTCGTCGCCAAGTGGTAAGGCGCTGTCCTTCCAAGCCAGCATGCGCGGGTTCGATTCCCGCCGCCCGCTCCACGCTTTCCCTGTTGGACCCTTTGCCACCTGCCGTGATTCCCGCTGCACTATACGGCGGTGGCTCTTTTATTCGAGGCATCATGAACCAGCACCACTACCGAGATTTGATCCGGCGCGCGGTGCTGTCGAACGACGGCCACCAGCTGGGCTTGATCGTCTTGCAGCTCACCGATGCCGAGCGTGCCCGCGAGATCCTGCGCGCCAAGGGCTACGGCGCCAGCGGCATGAATGCCAGCGCCACTGCCGCCGCTGTACCAGATGCGCCGCTCAAGGATCGATCATGAACAAGCACCACCACCACACCAACAACGCCGTGCTGTGCGGGCCCAAGGGCTGGAGTCAAGGCCAGCCTTGCAGCGCGCTGCCCATCACCCGCACCGAGTGCGACGGCATCCCCGCCATGGTGAGCTACTGGAAGCCGTCCGAGAACGAGCTGGCCATCCTGGCCGGCGGCGGATCGATCGCGCTGTGGGTGATTGGCTCGACCATGCCGCCGGTGATGCTGGCGGTGGACGCACAATGATGGCTAAGCTGCAGACTTTGAAATCGAGCCTCTCCGTGATGCCAAGCAAGCTGTCGACTATCACGGTGGGCAGCTGGCGCACCGACAAACAGAGCAGCACAGCGCGTGGCTATGGCTACAAGTGGCAGCAGGCCCGCGCCGGCTACCTGCTGACCCATCCGTACTGCGCCTACTGCCTACGCGAGGCTGGCATCAGCTACGACCAGGATGCGGTCAAGATCGGCCACCAATGTATGAAGGCTGGCCTTGGTTCGCCGTTCGCTACCGTGGTCGATCACCGCGTGCCGCATCGTGGCGACATGAAGCTGTTCTGGGATAAATCGAATTGGCAGTCGCTGTGCGCAACGCACCACAGCCGCGACAAGCAGCGCGAAGAATCGAATGGTATGTAAGGTCGGCGCTGGCGCGTTCGTTGCGCTACGGGGCTGTGGATGGGAGGGGGAGGGGTCAAAGTCTGGCCGCCCCTCGGTCTAGACCGCATGGTACCTCACGCACAGAAAATTTCCCCCCTGGAGGTGGGGTGTTAATGGAATTAACAGGCAAGCACAGGGCTTTTGCCGACGCTGTACTTGCCGGGAAGTCCAACAAAGATGCTGCTATCGCAGCAGGGTACAGCGAGAAGACCGCTGGGCCGGCTGGGTCGCGGTTGGCGAAGCACCCCGCCGTGGCCGCATTCATCGAAAAATATTCGAAGAAGGATGCTGCGCCCCCACCGCCGCCGCCGGCAGAGCCAGAGCGGCCGAAATTCGATATCGCCGCTGCGCTGACATTCTCCGACCCGATGCTGTTTCTCAAGGCCGCGATGAATGATCCGGCAGCCGCCCCAAAATTACGGGTCGAGGCGGCAAAGGCGCTTTTGCCTTTTGTGCACAGGCGGAAAGGCGAGGGCGGGAAAAAAGATCAGCAACAAGCTGATGCTGAGAAAGTCGCATCCCGATTCGCCCGGCCGGCGCCCCCTAAACTGGCTGCTGCTGGTGGTAAGAAAGTGGAATGATGGAGTGGACGACGGCATGCCCCGACTGGGGGAGGCGGCTGGTGGAGGGGCGAAGCATCATCCCTCCGCCTATTTTCTCCGACCAGGCCGAGGCTGCACTGGCGATCTTCAAGCAGCTCCGGGTGGTGGACTTGCCTGGAAAACCCACCTTTGGCGAATGCAGCGAGCAGTGGGTCTTTGATTTTGTGGCCGCCATCTTCGGTGCATACGATGCCGAAAGCGGCAACCAGCTGATCCGCGAGTTCTACCTGCTGATCAGCAAAAAGAACACGAAGTCGACAATTGCGGCGGCAATCATGTTGACCGCGCTCTTGATGTGCTGGCGGGAGGAAGAAGAGCACCTGATTCTGGCGCCGACCAAGGAAGTCGCCGACAACAGCTTCAAGCCTGCTGCCGCGATGGTGCGCGCAGACGACGAGTTGCTGGCCCTGCTGCATGTGCAGGATCACGTGCGCATCATTACGGATCGGGTGACGCGGTCTTCGCTGAAGGTGGTGGCGGCGGACACCGATACCGTCTCCGGCAAGAAATCCGGGCGCGTCCTGGTGGATGAGCACTGGCTATTTGGCAAGCGCGCCAACGCCAGCACCATGTTCCAGGAGGCCACCGGCGGCCAGGTGTCACGGGACGAAGGTTGGGTGATCTACCTGACCACACAAAGTGACGAGCCGCCGGCCGGCGTGTTCAAGGAAAAGCTGCAGCAGTACCGTAACATCCGCGACGGCCGCGTCGAAGACCGCAAAAAGCTGGGCGTGCTGTATGAGTTCCCGGATCACATGATCCAGTCGAAGGCCTACCTCGATCCGGCAAATTTCTACGTCACGAACCCGAACATTGGCCGATCCGTCAACGCCGAATGGCTGGCCGACAATTTGCGCGACAACCAGGGGAAAACGGACGGCTCCTACCAGACGTTCCTGGCCAAACACCTGAACGTCGAAATTGGCCTGAACCTGCGGTCAGACCGCTGGGCCGGCGCGGACTTCTGGCTCGAGGCCGGCGATGCAGCGCTGACGCTGGACGCCCTGATGGCGCGCAGCGAGGTAGCCGTCATCGGTGTCGACGGCGGCGGCCTGGACGACTTGCTGGGCCTGGCGGTGGTAGGGCGCGAACGTGACACGGGCCGGTGGCTGCATTGGGGGCACGCGTGGGCGCACGAGATCGTGTTGAAACGCCGTGCCGAAATCGCACCTCGGCTCCAGGACTTCAAGGCCGACGGGGACTTGACGCTGGTCGAGCGGCCCGGCCGCGACGTAACCGAAGTGGCCGCCATCGCCGTCAGGCTGCGGGATGCTGGCTTGCTACCGGAGAAGCATGGCATCGGCGTTGATGGCGCTGGCATCGGCGCGGTGATCAAAGAATTGAGCGAACACGAGTTCTCGACGGAAGCCGGCGGCGACATCATCGCAATCGGGCAGGGCTGGCGACTGAACGGGGCCATCAAGGACACCGAGCGTCTTGTCGCAGGCGAGCAGTTCGTTCATGGCGCCAGCGCGATGATGGCCTGGTGCGTTGGTAACGCGCGGGTCGAGCAGGGGCGCTCGGCGATCAGCATCAATAAACAGATATCGGGCACGGCCAAGATTGACCCACTTATGGCGCTGTTCGACGCAGTGGTTCTGATGGGGCAAAACCCCGAAGCGCGGTCGGCTCCTGAAATTTTCGTATTGGACATTTGATGACCGGAATCTTGATGAACCTGGAGGCCGGCCGGCGCGAGTCGCGTGTATTGGGTTCGTGGATAGCTAGACGGGAAGGTGCTGCCGAGCGTATCGGCGTGGCCGCCCTGGGTGAGAACTCCAGCTCATCCCTTTCCATGGGGGAGCTCACAAATTTGCTTGGCGCCGCTCACCGGTCGTCTTCGGGCTCTGCTGTTACTGCGGAAACGGGTATGCGAGTGTCGGCCGCGTACGGCTGCATGTCACTGATCGCAGGTGCCATCGCCACCCTGCCGCTGGGCATCTTCGAGCGCAAGGGCAGTGACCGGGACTCTGCCGATCATGAGTACTGGTGGATGCTCAACGAGCTGGCTAGCGACGGATGGACTTCGGCCGCTGCCTGGGAGGCGATCATCTTGTCGAAGCTTTCGCACGGCGATGGCTTCGGCGAATGGATCCGCCCCAGCTTCTACAGCAATCGAGTGATCGGCTGGAAGCCACTACCGCGACACACCGTGTGCCCGTTCAAGGACGGCGACGTGGTGCGGTACAGGATCAGCCCTGGAGACAAGCCATCGTACGTGTTGGATCGCGCGGACATCATTCATTTGCCAAGTCTGGGCTTCGATGGTTTGACCAGTCCAAGCCCACTGACATACGCGGCGCTGGAGGCGATTGGTACCGCGCTGGCGGCGCAAGAATATACAGGCCGGTTTCTCGCCGGCGGCGGTAATTTCGACTATGCGCTCAGGACCGCGTCGAAGCTGGATAAGCCCCAGCTGGAGCAGCTCAAGGCTTCCTTGATCGCTCGCGCGCAGAACGGCGGGCGTGGTCCGCTGATCCTGTCTGGCGGCTTGGAGCCGGCGCAGTTAAGTGTGAACTCAAAGGATGCCGAAATCTTGGCCACGCGCCTGTTCACGGTGGAGGAAATTTGCCGCATCTTCGGCGTGCCACCGACGATGGTGGGCCATGGCGGCGCTGTTTCCAACTGGGGCACCGGCGTTGCGCAGCAGGGTATGGGTTTCGTTCGCTATACGCTGCAGCGGCACCTGACCCCCATTCAACAAGAGCTGAACAGCAAGCTCTGGCCGGTGCGTCAGCGCTACTTTGTGGAATACGTCA